TGGCTAGTTTTAAAATGACACAAGGTGTATCTCGTGTCCCTGAAGATGTTTTTGTTGAAGATGGTATGACTGTGACTTCAGGAGGTCTTACCGTTACTGCTGGTGGTCTAACGGTCACTGCTGGTACGACTACTCTTGGAGGATCGTTTGTACGAGATGTAGTAACTCTTACTGCAACTGATGCAATTACGCAAGCAGAACATGCAGGTCGTATTCTTCTTATGGGAGAAGTCGGCGGTGATGCGGCAGCTACGTTTACTCTGCCAGCGGCTACGGGTTCAGGAGATGAGTATAAGTTTATTGTATCGGTTGTGAATACGTCTAACTATGTTATTAAGGTTGCTGACGCTACGGATACGATTGATGGTTCAGTGATTGTTACAAATGATAGTTCGGCTGGTGGAACGGCTTCAGTTATTTCATGGCCTACTGTTGCTGCTTCAGATACTATTACTCTTGATGGTACGACTACGGGCGGTGTGCAGATAGGTGACTATGTTCTTCTAACTGACATTGCGACTAACCAGTACACGGTTAGTGGCTTGCTTAATGCTTCGGGTACGGAAGCTACTCCGTTTAGTGCTTCGGTATCGTAAGCACGAATTATGCATAAAGGCTTGCTCATCTACGTATTAGTAAATAGGTGAGCAAGCACTTTATGATTTTAGTAAAAAGGTTATGACATGGCTGTAAGATTAAAAAATGCTGCTTCAGCTTTGTCAAACACTAATTTAACTACAGTGTATACCTGCCCTACTAATTTTACTGCAACTATACGAGAAGTATTTGTAACAAATGTAGATGGTAGTAGTGCTGCAGATATAACATTAAAGTATACAGATACTTCAGCAAGTGCTACTTTTGATTTGGTTAGTACAAAAAGTGTAGCAGCAGATAGTTATCTTCGTTTAGAAAATGCTAACATTATACTAGAAGCAGGAGATATTTTTAAGGCACAAGCTTCTGCTGCAGATGACTTAACTGTTTCTCTTTTCATAGCAGAACAAATTACACCAGCAGGGTAACAATAAATGCCAGATACTTCAGCAATATCGCCTGTAACAGTTTCTTTAGGTGGTGGTTTAATTCTTGACAAAGATGATTTTTCAATGCCACCCGGAGCAGCAACACAACTGCAAAACTTTGAACCCAGTATTCAAGGTGGCTACAGGAGACTTACAGGCAATTCAAAGTTTGATAGTAATCAAGTAAATAGTACTAATGCCATACTTGGTGTTAAGATTTTTAATGACGGTGTGCTTGCTGCTTCTGGTAATTTAGTTAAGTTTAGTACAGGAACAGGTTGGGGATCATCTATTGGCACACGAACTTCTGCTGGTCGCTACAAGTTTGATGACTTTAACTTTAATAATACTACCAAAGTTATTATGGTAGACGATGTTAATCAAGCAGCTACCTACGATGGTTCAACCTATACATTGTTAAGTGCTACAGGTGCTCCTGCCGATCCAGCTTCCGTAGCAGTATTTAAAGATCATATGTTTTTTGCAGGAATGTCCAGTAACCCACAAGAGATTGTGTTTTCTGCTCCGTTTAATGAAGCAGATTTTAGTGCAGTAAACGGTGGCGGATCAATTAAAGTTGATACTAATGTTGTTGAATTAAAAGTTTTTCGTGATGCTTTGTTTATTTTTGGTAAAGATAAAATATATCAACTACAGGGAACAAGCATAGCGGATTGGCAAATAGCTCCTGTAACAAGAACATTGGGTTGTGCAGACGGGTTTTCAGTACAGGAAATTGGTGGCGATCTACTCTTTTTATCACCGGATGGTTTAAGAACTGTAGCTGCAACTGCAAGAATTGGTGACGTAGAATTAGGTTCTGTATCTAAGCCAATACAAAAACGAATACAAGATATCGGGTTTGATAATATCACCTCTGTAATTGTTAGAAACAAAAGTCAATACCGTTTGTTTTATCCAAAGACAGGTGGAGCAGCAGGAGATTCAAACGGAATTTTAGCTACACTAAAAAGAACACAGGAAGGTGTAGGATTTGAATTTGCTGACATAAAAGGAATGAAACCTTCCGCTATGGATTCAGGATTTATTAGTAACGTAGAATACATTATTGAAGGTGGGTATGATGGGTATGTTCGACGGCAAGAAAGTGGTGACACATTTGATGGAACTAATGTTGTAGCAGTTTATAGATCACCAGATTTATCTTTAGGTGATACTGGTATTCGCAAACTTATGCAGCGTGTTATTTTAAATTATGAAGTAGAAGGAACCGTAGACGCACAACTTAGAATTAGATATGATTCGGACAGTAAGGATGTGCCTCAACCTACATTTTTTAATATTGATTCTCCCGGCGGCATTGCCATATATGGCAGTTCTTCATCTACATACGCAAATGCTGTATATGATTCAAGTGGAGCGCCAGTTTTTAGAAGGGCAATTGAAGGATCAGGATTTCTTATTGCTGTCAGAGTTAACCATGACAGTGCAAATAATCCATTTACCTTACATTCATATCAATTAGAATTTACTGCAGGAGGACGTAGATAATGGGGGCAACCTATACAAGACAGAGTAGCACAGAAATTGTTGACGGTGAAGTCATTAATGCAGCAGATTTTAATAACGAGTTTGCTCAATTAGTTTCTGCTTTTGCTGTTTCTACTGGACATACACATGATGGCACTACGGCTGAAGGTGGCCCTGTAACTAAACTTTTGGGTACGGCTATCACAATTGGTGACGGTACAGCAGGAACAGATATTGCAGTAACCTTTGACGGAGAAACTAGTGATGGTCTTCTTACATGGATGGAAGATGAGGATCACTTCAAGTTTAGCGATGATGTAGTTATTGATAGTTCAAAGAAACTCTATGTATTTGACGAAGGTGGAGAATACCTTTCTGGTGATGGAACAGATATTACCGTAACGTCTGGTGCCGACATCAATCTTACAGCTACCTCTGATGTTAATATACCAGCCAATGTAGGAGTTACATTTGGTAATGATGCAGAGAAAATCGAAGGAGATGGTACTGATCTTACTATCTCAATAATATCAATCTTACTGCCACCGCTGATGTTAATATTCCTAGTGGGGTGGGTGTCACATTTGCAACAGCGGAAAAGATTGAGTCAGATGGCACAGACCTCTCAATTACAGTCGGAAGTGGAGGAGACATCAATATCCCAGCGGATATCGGTGTTACTTTCGGTAATGACGGGGAAAAAATTGAGGGCGATGGTACTGATCTTACTATTAGCGGCAATAACATTAATCTTACTGCCACTGCTGATGTTGTTGTTCCTGCCGATGTAGGCATTACGTTTGGTACGGGAGAGAAGATTGAAGGAAATAATACTGACCTGACAGTTACATCTGGAGCAGATATTAATCTTACAGCTACTGCTGACGTTAATATTCCTAGTGGCGTAGGTGTTACTTTTGGTGATGACGGCGAAAAGATTGAAGGTGATGGCACTGATTTAACTATTAGTGGTAATAATATCAATCTTACTGCCACTGCTGATGTAGTTATTCCCGCTGATGTAGGAATTACATTTGGTACAGGTGAGAAGATTGAAGGTAACAGTACAGACCTGACAGTTACTTCTGGGGCAGACATTAACCTTACGGCTACTGCTGACGTGAATATATTAATATTCCTGCTAATGTGGGCCTTACATTTGGTGATGATGCCGAAAAGATAGAAGGCGACGGTACTGACCTTACAGTTTCGGGTAACAACATTAATCTGACTGCTACTGCCGATGTAAACATTCCAAGTGGAGTGGGGCTTACGTTTGCTACTACCGAAAAGATTGAATCTGATGGTACAGATTTAAGTATCACTGTTGGTTCTGGCGGCGACATTAATATTCCAGCAAGTATTGGTGTTACTTTTGGTGATGATGGCGAAAAGATAGAGGGAGATGGTACTGATCTTACGATATCTTCTTCTGCTCTAGCTACAATTGATGCTGGCACTGATATTACTCTTGACGCAGGAGATGGTGATATCTTCTTTAAAGATGACGGAACTACTTTTGGATCAGCTACTAATACAAGTGGTGATTTGATTATTAAATCAGGCACTACTACTGCTCTTACCTTCAGTGGTGCCAATGTTACTGCTGCTGGAACAATTGGTTCTGGTGCCATTACATCTACTGGTGTCATAACTGGTACTGGATTTACAATAGGTTCAGCGGCCATCCTTGAAGCTGAACTGGAAATTCTAGATGGTGCTA